CTCCTGATAAATTTAATAGAGTTGCCGCCGCGGCTACAGAAGTATTAGCAAAGTCGGGTGGTTTAAGAGATGTTGTTACTGGTGTCAACAAGAAAACTGGTGAAGATATAGTAAAAACTGAACGTATAACAGAAGCTATAAGTCGTGTCATAAGAGAAGCGAAAGACACAAAAACTAATGATGAACTAGCTGATACGTTTGGTGATGTTCTTAACAAGTATAACTTAACACAAGATGATTTTGCTAACTTATTTGTATCCGAGTTCTCAGCAGCTGGTAGGCTTTTACAGAGAGCTGGGCACGAAAAGAAGCAATTAAAGGAATTAATGGGTTCTATTGATGATGTGGCGGCATCAGACTTATTCTCATTAAATGAAAATGTATTAGATGTATTTGCAAAAACTAAAAAGTTTACAGATGCTGGTGACTATGATGGATTTATAAGACAGTTTGATGCAAAAGAAACACTTAGAAGTTTAGATGCTTTACGTTTAGCTGCCATGACATCTCAAGTTGCAACGACAGTTCGTAACACAGTGGGTGGTGTAGCTCGTGTTGGTTTTGATACTGTATCTAATTTATTTGATGGTGCAGTACAAAAAGGTGTGTCTACACTAAGAGGTGAAAAATCAACAATAAGTTTTAAAGATTATTTAAAAGATAGTTTTGCTGTAGCATATGGCATTATGAATAAAGATAAAGCTATAGCAGTAGAAACTATATTTGCTATGGGATTTCAAACACAAGCTAAAAAATTATACAGACAACTTGCAGACTTAGAAGACTTAACAGGTGTAGGTATAAAAGGCAAAAAACCACCGAGTAAATTACGTAATTTAACTACAGGTGTTGGTAGAAATTTAAACGTATTAAACACATTATCTGATAACATGTTTAAACGTGCTGCTTTCATGGGTGGATTAGAAAGAGAACTAAGTAAGATGAAACGTATCAGATTAGCTAGAGGTGATAAAGTCACTGATGCTGAGTTTGATTTAATGGATATAATGAAAAGAGGTGATTTCAATAAAGTATTTGGTACTAAAGAAGGTAAAAAAGCTTTAGACAGAGGAATAGAAGAAGCATTATACTTTACTTATCAAGCATCACCGAAAAGTACAGTAGGTCAATTACTAGTAAAAGGAGCTAATAACTTACCATTTGTTACTACATCTGTAGTTCCTTTCCCAAGATTCCTAGCAAATGCAATGCGTTTTACCTATGAATACTCCCCTCTTTATTTGGCTAATAAAAAAGTTAGAGCAGAACTTGCTAGAAGTTTTAAAAAAGAAGGCATAGGAGAAGCTGGAGAAGAGTTAGGTATTAGAACATATCACGAAACTGCTAAAGGTCTCACAGGTTTAGGTATGTTGTATGGTGCATTAGCCTTTAGAAACTCTGAAAATGCTGGTGAAAAATGGTATGAAGGTAGGTCTGCTGATGGTCAAACATATGATATGCGACCATTTTTTCCTGCAGCGCCATATTTATTCTTTGCACATTTGATTGAAAGAAAACAAAAAGGCGAAGATGTAATAGACAAAAAAACTTTTAGAGAATCACTTCAAGCTGTAACAGGTATGCAAGTAGGTAAAGCAGGTTTTGGTTTATATGCTATGGACAAACTTGTAGATGATATAGGAAATGTATTTGATGGTAGTATGGAATCAGAAGAAGCTGTGTTAAGAGTGGGTGCTGAATTTGCATCTAACATCTTATCAACATACACAATGCCTTTAACTATAGCTCAAGATACATATAATACATTTTTAGCACCTGATGATGAAAGAATAATTAGAGATAATAACATTGAAGATTTAAGCTCTTTAATATGGCACAAGGCATTGGCTCGTGTTCCGGGAAACTATGCCATAGAAAAAATGCTCAAAGAAGCGTATGGCACAGAATTTGAAATGCCAAAAGCTTATGAATCACCAACAAGAGAAGGTTTTATAAGAAGAACTACACCAATATCAAGACAGTTTACTGGTAGATTATTTCAAGAAAAGAAAAATGATATTGAAAAAGAATTAGATAGATTAAGAATATCAAAAGCTGATGTTTTGAAAAGAACGGGTATACCTGCGGCTGACCAATTATTAGGATTTTACATGGGTGAGTTTATGGTGGATATAGTTCAACCTTTTATAAAGAGTGATTTTTATAATAGTGTGCCTGAAAAAGCTAAAAAACGAGTATTAATGGATGAGATAGCCAAAGTCAGAAAAAAGGTAAAAGATATGGCTAAAAAAACCATTATATATGAAGGCTCTAATCCACAACCAAATCCTATGGATAGAGTTGCATTTAAAAAATTACCTAAAATATATAGACAAATAGCAATAGATACCTATAATAAATCACAATATGGTGAACCTACATCATTTAAAGATTATAATTATAAGATATTATTAAATATTGCTAGACAATTAAGTAAAACAAAATTACGTAATGTAAAGTTTGAAGAGCAAGATATTAAAGACGAATTAAATGAAGACCCTACTAGCGAGTAGTTATCGCTTATCCCCTGAACCTTGAAGTGTACCTTTTTCTTTTCTGTCTTGTAACTTTTGCAAGTTTTTTCTCATTATATCGTTTAATTCTACACCCAACTCACTTGCTAATACAGCACAATACCAAAGAACATCACCTATTTCATAGGCAATAGCTTCTTTATTGCCCTTTCCATCTCTAATAATCTTTTTTATTTTACTAGCAACTTCACCTGCTTCACTAGTTAAGCCTAAAGCAAGGTACTCTAATGCTTTTTCTTTAGGATAAATAGCTGTAGTTTTTGCTAGTCTTTCGTATAATTCAGGAGTTATAACTTGAGTAATTACTAATTTATCTTTCATATATTTTATCGCTTCCTCTTCAATCTTCCACATCTTTGTTATCCTTAAATGCCTTTATGACATCTGAAGAAAATAACTTCTGTAGATTAACTAAATACATTTTGGATGCGTTATGGTCTCCACCTGAAACTGACCTCTTGTAATCTAAGTTGTCAATTATTTTCTTCAGACTATCTGTTTTAAATACTAAAGTGCAAAATGTTTCATCATCTATACACAAATTATGAAACCAATAATCTGATTCCGTGGCAGCTATACCACTAGGTTTACCATAACTTTCGTATTCAATGGCTATGTTGCCAGTCCTTTGCCACATACCCCTTTCGCTTTTTACTTCAATCTTTTTATCTTGAAGCATATCAGCTACTTGTTTTTCTCTTACCTTTCCATACTCTAAATCAATATCAAACTTTTTTCTATCATCGTTACACGGTTCTAAATGCTCCATGTTACTTTTTGTCCTTAGTGGATTTTCCTTCTTCTGTTTTTTGTGGGATTGCAGGTCTTTCTAAGTATTTAATTACCATTGATAGTCTGTCATCATACTTACCAATCTCTCCTACTTCCTTATCCATAGCTTCTACTATATCAGAGTGTTCCCCAATACCTGTAGACCTACTTAGATAAATTTCAACATTGGCAATATGTTTATTTATATGTCCTACATAATAAGACTTTAAGGCTGCTAGTAACATCTCTCTCATTTGGTTCTCCCTTTTGGTTTTGGTTTAAGATGTAAAAATTCTCTTATATGTAATTTTCTACCTTTGAAAAATACAATTAAGTTTATTGTAGTATTAATAGTGATGGCAATAAGTAACCACCATTGCCACCATAATATTTCATTTGTAGATTCTAACATTAACTAGCCTGTATGTCAACCATTTCACACGCATCTGCTGTACAAGCAAGTTCTCTTCCACCACTAGTTGTGTCTTCTTTTTCATAATCAGCTAACTTTGACCAATCAATTGACTTTGGCATCATATGACTTAGCTCTAAATATTCTTCTCTTTCGATGTCTTGATAAGGTGCTTGAGCATATGTATGGTCACTGAAAGGTAAGAAAGAGATACCTGATACTTCATCAAAGTTCTTATACACCCATGCTCCTACATCCATCCATTCCTCTTCTTTTACAGACACAGTAACAGATGGTTTGTGCTCACACCAATGTCTTTGAAACATAAGCCAATATTCTAATTGTTCTATAGCTGACATTTGTGTTCTAGTTACAGCACCATTAGGTGACTTCATTGGGAAACTAAATACAGTTGTACTGTCAGGCTTCATAACACAAGGCTCATTTGGAATACCACTATCTTTCATAAACTGTGTGAGTGGGTCTTTGTTATCGCCACGTACAGTTCTAATGTAATAATCATTGTGTCTTGCATGAATACCTGATGCACTATCAACTAACTGACTAACTGTACCACTAGGTTTTACACAAGTAATAGCAGTTGATTGAGGGATACCTAAATCTTTAGCCACCTTTTTGTTAGTATCGATTGCAACATCTCTTAATATTGTCAATATTTCTTGTGTCCAAATATTTGTGTCTAGGATACCTGTTAGGGAAACTCCTAATAATCTCTCTTCTTCTGTATTGTCTTTCCATATTTTACGTAAATATTTAAAGTTTGTAAGTGTTGATTGAAATGTGCCTAATATAGTAGCCATACGCACTTTTTCTGTTAGTGTTTCTAGGTCATCTGTCTCTCTACATACAACTTCAGTTAAATTACAGAACTGATAAGGTCTAAGTATAATCTCACTACATGGATTACAACCAAAGTAATGGTCTGTCTCTCTTCTGCCATTCTCTGATGCTTTTACTTGAGCAGCTTTACGATTAAAGATACCACGTTCACCAGACTTAGATTCATATAAAGATGTCCATTCTCGCATGAATGTTCCCATTTCGGGTTTACCTTTAAAGGCAACAGAGTTATTAGCTAGTGCTCTTTGTCCTTCATTTTCCCACCATTGACCTGACTTTGCGTGACGCATTTGGTCATCACCTAAGTTAGACAAAGAGATAAGAGCAGACCTACGTACACCACCAACAACTACAACTTCTCCTATCTTGCACATAATATCATGGCACTCAATAGGAAATAATCTTCTGCCTTTAGCACCTCTAAACTTTTGTATACAAAATCTAAATAGTTCTTCTAGTGGTGCAGGTCCTGATGCTCTGCCACCGAATGTTTTTAATCTTGCACCTGCGGGTCTAACTTGAGAAGTATCCCATGTAGGAACTTGTCCAACATATAGCATAGCTATAAGTTCTCTCAATGCTTTTGCCCATCCGGGTCTGCTATCAGCGACATGTATGACCGTAGTGCTGTCTTCAAAATGCTCGTTAACTATAGGAAGTTTGTCTACATTCTCACGTTCAACAGAAAAGCCAACACCTGTTCCACACATAAGTATATACATACATTCATCAAAAGAACGTGGACTATCTACGGGAATATAGCTACAGTTGTAGCCACCTACATGACATCTATCTAAAGCAGGTCCTGATGTCATCAAAGCTCTCATACTAGGCATGACACCTAAGTTCATTATCTGTGTAGATAGTTTTTCTTTTAAGGCTTTAGTGATAGTATAATTATAATTTTTCTTTAAATGATTTTCCATATAACCGAAATATCTATCTACTGTTTCACCCCAATTTTCTCTTCGTTGCTCATCATCTTTCCATCTTGCATAACGAGATAGTGCAATGAAGTTTTGGTAATCTGTTGGTAAATAATTGTTTAACATCTAGGTCTCCGTTGTAACTTTTAATTGTGTTATTTTTGTTCCATCAATATCATAAAAAAATTCTTGTACATATTCTTCAAAGTCTTCTGTAACATCCCCATCTGCAGGAACAGCATATTCATTTGGGTCAACAGCTATTGTACAAACAATTTTAACTCGAATTGTCATCTGCAATCTCTATAAGTTTTTTTAAATACCATTCTGCTTTCTTTAAATCTTCGACACCATTCTTGTATCTATATCTCCAAAGATACTTCATAATATTTCCTTGTAGATAAAACTGAAACCCATCATCTGTCATAGCTTTAATTGCATCAATACACTCTATGCCAGACTTATTGTAGTGAGGTGGGTGATTAACCATATCTTCTATTTCTTTTGCTCTCATCTTCATATACTCTATGTGTCCTAACATTTAGTTGTCTTATCAAAGGATACAGTTATGACATTATCTTTGTAAGTTTTTTTAGGCTTTTGATTTTTATATGGTTCTTCATGTGCTTTGTCAAATACATTAACAACATAATCATTTATTTTATCTCTAAGGGAAGGCTCAATTTCCATAAAGTTAAGCGTAGAGCATAACATCTTACATATATGTTCTATTTGAAAGTAATCATCATCATCTAATGGATTATCTAAATTAGGTAATATAGCTAATTCTATGCCACCATTCCATTTGCCTTTACTATTTAGATGTGGATTTACCTTAATAATAAAGTCTTCGGGTAGTATAGTTCTGTTTATTCCATTTGATTTTTTTATCATCGCTACGTTCTCCTATTAATTTTCTTACCTATAAACTTTATTCTTTTAGGATGTTCATTTTTACCTTTTTCTTTTAACCAATCTTCAGGTATAATCCTATCATAATATCTAAAACCATATTTAATGCACCACTGTGCATATGTTGACTTTGCTCCCTTACGTAATCTAGCACGACTATTTGTAAACACAAATCTAATATCTAAAGTAGGATGTTGTTTTTTTATAGCTAAATGTTTTCTTCTGTCTGCAGCTAAAAATCTACCTTTAGTTTCTATGATTATTCCGTTGTACAAGATAAAGTCAGGGGTGTATGTGCGATAGGCTAAATCTTCCCATTCTATCTTTATGCTTTCATAAGAGTATGCACATTTATTCTTCTTTAAATATAAAGATAATTTATATTCTAAACCACTTCTATATCCATACTTTTTGGCTTGTTTACTTACTTGATATATTTGCACTTATTCGCCTTTGAGCCTTACGTACTGAACCATCTTAGGTTCTTTTGCTTGAGACATTTGTGCAGGTAATTCACGAAGAGTTTCCCAACATGTGGTTCTAAAATCGCAGAATGTACAGTTTTTATTTAAAACCATATTACCTGTAGGCACTTTTCTAAAGAACTCAGGTTCAGGTTCAAAGCATCTCTTTAATTCTTTTTTGTTTGCTTCCTTAATTGTTTCTTTTATTTTATTTATCTCTTCATCTAAATTCATATTAGACGCAGGAACATATTTAAATTGACCATTAGCTTTGTTTACAACCCACCAACCACCAACATTCTTACCTGAAGCTTTAGCATATCCTGCTAGTTGTCCAACGTAACCAAAACTATCACCACTTTTCAATGCTTCAAAAGATTCAAACTTATACTTGTACGACCAATCAGATGCTGACTTTATATCATCAACTGCACCATCCATAACAATGTCATAAGTTCCTGTTATAGTAGTGTCATCATCAAGTTTTAATTCTACTTCTGTATTATCTTGATATTTCATACCTGCTTCAGTTAGCAAACCTTTGAATACAGCTTCAACTATATCACCTAGCATCATATTCATAACGAATGTGGTAGGTCTAGGTAAAGCTTTTTCAGGATGATTCTTTTGAAACCAAAGCTGACATGATGGTCTTCCTATGTTAGATATTCTATACCTAAAATCATCTTGCTTGTTACCACCAGCAAATTGACGTTTCAAAGCATCTTTAATCTCTTCACCTATTCTTTCTATTGTGGATTCACTCATTTGAGTTTCACCTTTGGTGGCATCTTCAAGATACTGATGAATCGCCAATTCTGCTGGATGGTGCATTATGCTACCTCTTCAGAACTATCTATATCAATGAAGTCATCAACAGTTTGCATATCTTCTTGGCTAATCTCGCTGCCATTCTTGATACTCCACTCATTGATAATATACTCATTATAATTCTGAACCCAAGAAACGAAATCAGCAAACATAGTTTGGTCGGAATCAGTTAACGTCACTTTGTTTGCAATATCTAAACTTGGATTAGGCAGATAAAAGGAATTACCATTAGGTAACTTTCTTTCATCTGTGTTTATCATAATGTTGTGTTGCACTGGTAGTCTTTTCATTTGTGCTAACTTAGCAAAGGGAGCACCCATAATTTTGAAAGCATCACGGTTATCTATTTCCCATATAAATGGAGACTCCTGCAACTCAGTGGCTTCACCCTTATCATTGACGGTGTTTTCCAAAGTTATTAATCCAAATATAACTCTTACTCTTTTTATTTGTTTTAATAAATCTTGTTGTGCCACTGGTAATGATTTAAAATCCTTTACATAACCTGCGGGTTTACCACAGTTAAATGTACCTTGATTGTCTTTTAAATCAATATTCAAACTATCAGCCATTACAGTTTTATGATAAGTTCCCATTGGTTCACCTGCTTTGGCATTGTTATTTTTAACAAATCTTTTATACATAAACCTCTGCATAAAAGGTCTGATAGTTGCCGATGAACCGTAATAAGTTGCAACATCGGGTTTATCTAGGCGATATGTACCACCATTGACTACCTCGACCTTTACTGTCTTACCGTTCACATCTGTTTCACCCATGATTGGAGCATGATTAATCCTCAATCTAGGTAGAGTGTTACTCTTCTTCGGCTCAGAAGATGTATCTCCTGCGATACCCATAGCTTTTGCCATTGCAGCATAGTTATCTGTATCAATAGTTATTAAATCACTCATATGTGATACCTCTCTATTATTAAAGTTTGATAGTTATATCATGCGACATCTTTTGTGTCAAGCCAGTTGTCACCTATTTTTGCCTCTAAAAGTAAAGGCACATTCATTTCAATATTAAACTTACTTTCAATTAATTGATTTAGTTCATTATTTATTTCTTTGATTAAATATATCACTTGATTTATTTCTTCAGGATGCACATCAACTACGACAGAATCATGGACACTATTTACTATACAAGATTTATATGATTTAAACTTCTCTTCCATGTATATTAATACAATAGGAACAATATCGGCAGTAGCAAATGATTGTACAGGATAATTTTTTATTTGTGTAAAGTGTGTAACATTACCACTAGTTAATCTTTTGATATCTGGGAATGCAAACTGTCTGCCAGAGGGTGTGGTAATCATACCAGTGTTCATAGCTTCTGTAGCCAATCGGGAATGCCATGCTTTGATTCCTTTGTACTTTTCTGTGAAGTGTTCATAGTATCGTGCTTCTGCTTGTGTTCTTCCAAATCCTGTTGCTCCATAGAGTGGTGCAAACGTGTGTGCTTTCGCATCTTGGCGAGTAGTCGGTTGACCCGCATCTGTAATAACTTTAGATGTATACGAGTGTACATCGAACCCAGTAGTGACTTCTTCAATAGCAACTCCGTCTTGTGATAGATATGCAGCAACTCTAAACTCTAATTGTGCAAAATCAGCTTCTAATATCTTGCCACCTTCCCAACGTGATACAAACACTTTCTTTACAGGGAATGTGCCACCTCTAGGCATGTTCTGCATGTTAGGGTCTGCTCCACTAAATCTGCCTGTTGCAGTTCTATGTTGTAATAATCTGACATGAAGTTTACCGTCAGGTTTCATATAAGTGTTAATACCTTGTATAAAGGAAGACAGATATGTGTCTAATGCAGACAATCTTTGTAGGTCGTGTAAAAAGCTATATGCATTTACTGAATCTGTTCTTTTAGTAACATGTTGCAATACGTCTAGCATTTTTTTATTAACACTAAAGCCATTTGCACTAACCCATTTAACACTAGGTGGATTAAATTTAAGACCTGCTATCTCCTGAGTAGGAGTAAAAATGTACCCAAGACTATGACAAGTAGAACATTTGGGTAACTTAGCGTAAAGAGTTCCATCTTTTTTTACCTTTCTTATTGTACCTGTTCCATTACATTCATGGCATTTTACTGCTCTCGTCTTGTAAACTATGTCAGAATTTTCTTTAATCTTACTTTTAAATTCTTCTTTACTCATGTAAGGAACAAAATGATTCATCCAAGTAGTTTTATCTTTAGGTTTTCTACTATAAATAATCCATGACATTTGTTCTGGACTATTAAGATTTATAGGAGTATCGCCCATAAGCTGATGAACTTGTCGAGTTAGTCTTTCTTCTATCGTAGTCTTTTCTTTTTCAAACTCCTCTCGCACTTCATCTAGCTTATCTTTATCAACAGTAAAACCTGTTTGATATATTCTAGCCAAAGTCATGGCTACTTTGTTAGTTAATATAACTGTATTCATTAAACTTGCATATTCAGTTGTATTTAACTTTTTATATATTGCATCAGACAATTCTTGTGTTGCTTTTAAATCAGCAGAGAGATAATCAGATAACTCTTGTTTAGGTATTTCATCCACAGGAACTTTGTTTTTAAAATACTCTTTCATTGTGTCTTGTTTTTTGGTGTCAAGATTGTATCTATCTGCACAAGCTTCTAATGATAGAGGCTCTTTTAAACCACGTTGCAATATGTATTCACCTAACATTGTATCAAAGATAGGACCGTCATATTTAAAGTCACATTCCCATAGCCACATTAAATCGTGAACTATATTGTGTCCTATGAGGACAGTTGCTTGGTCAAGTAGTTCTTGTACACCATCAAAGTTATCTCTGTATAAATACTCTTTACCATTATCTGTAAGACAACCAACCATAACAAGTTTGTTATTTGTTTCAAATGGGTCGAGGTGTAACTTGCCATCTCTATGTGTTACAGTATTTTCTACATCAAGTGTCAGCTTCATGCTGTGTACCTCGCAGTTTTGTAGTCGAGATTACATGTAATACTTCCGTGCCAACCTGTCAATTTATTTTTTACAACATTCAAATGTCTTTGAGGACCTTCTTCATCTTGTCCTTCTATTGGTGGGTTCTTAGCAATTAGAACCATGAGGTCAGCTTCAGCTGCTTTACCTGTCCTACTACCTTCCATCATTGATTGATTAAGTATAACTTTACCTTCAGCATCAGCAGATAGTTGAGACATATAAAACATAGCACAGTTATGTGACTTAGCTATCTGTCTAGCATAGATTGCATTTGCTTTTAATGCTTCATCAGGTCTAGCAAATCCTTGTGACCTTGCAAACTTATCTCCCATGTCCAACACAACGATGTCAGGCTTGTAAGATTTACAAACACTTTCTACCCATGCCATGTCACGATTAGATGCATCTTTTATTTCAATGTGTTTACGAACAGGACTGTACAACTCGTGTGCTCTTTGTGGATTGTCTTTGACTTGATGCATTGTCATACCTGTGGCTGCAGTTAAGTATCTTGCACCAACTCGATGAGGACCTTCTTCATTACAGAGGATAATACATTTAGCACCTTGATGTGCAAAGCCACCCGGGGATGCAATCAAACTTGCATGGAAAGATGTTTTACCAGTATTAGGTCTAGCACCAATCTCAATCAGATGTCCTGCATTTACACCCTCAACAACTCTAGTCAAACTAGGAATACTAAAATTCCATTTAGCTTCTAAATCATTCTTGGATAGTAATGCATCAATGCTTATATCTTCCCATTCAATATTTAGATTAGGAGTAAAATCATCACCATACTGCTCCAAAATATTACGAAGAGGTTCAAGTGTAGATTGAGCACCATTGACGTAATCAAAGCCAAGATTAGCAATATCTTCGCCAACAACTTGCTGAAATAACTTAGATAAGACTTCTTGTGCAACGTCTTCTCCCATTGGTTGTTCTCGTTTTATACCATCAAACAAAGATGAGTATGCATGTTTTTGTGCAGTAGTCATTGATGGATTGCTTGACATAAACAATGCTTCAATCTCATCAGGTGTTACTGTTCTCTCATATGTACTCATGGCACTGTCAAGTGCTTGTTTAATCTTTCGTACATCTTTGCTGAATAATCTGTCTGGACATTTAGCACCTCTATGCTCATCATAGAATGTCTTGTCCATTAAACTTCGTATTAATGATAGTTCCATATTTTTACTCCTTTGGGGTTAGGAAATATAAATTTTTAAAATCTTCTTCTTGTCTATATTTCAAATCATCTTTCAATCTTAATACTTTTACTTGTCCAACGTAGTTGCGTAATTCTTTTGCAAACTGCATTGTCTTCTCTAATGCGTCGGGGTCTAAGGCAATAATTGCTGTTGAGAACCGTGATAGAAATTTCTTATGCGATTCTGACAGTGATGTTCCTAACACAGCAACCCCAACAATCTTTGTGCTTGAGACCACAGCAGCACTAACACAATCCTCAACAACAACAGCAGTTGTACCATGACCTCGAAAATAAGGCAAGTTATTTTTTCCGTATCTTTTCCACTTAGGTAAGGAGGATTTACCTAGAGAACGACCTGCACCATCAACAATCTTGTTGTCGTGTACAATTGGAAAGACTACTCTATTTTCTTTAACGTCATGGTACAAACTCAGTTTGTCAGCAGATAAACCCCACTTATCACACCACTCAGTAATTGCCTTACGATTACCATGTGGAACAACATATTCCGGGAACTCAAAGATTGTATTATCTTCATCTATCTGCTTACTCATAGCAGTGCGAATATCATCTACAGTGAGAGTTATACGAGAGCTTCCAGATAAACTGCAAGATATCTTATAACAATTCCACATTACTGAACCCATATTATTGGTCACTGTAAATGTATTATAACTTTTACAGTTAGGACAATCTAGTCTCCTAGACTCTCCTACACTTAACTGTAAATCATTTATATAACTGTATATATTCACTTATATGTATCACTTATATGTATATATAATATTAGCTGTTCGGCACTTGCCTTGTGCTTATACCAAGGGATTCACGTACTGTCAATGCCTTTTTTGCACTTATGTAAGTATTTTTCATGTAAGGCATCACACTATTGGGATTTGCATGTCCTGTAACAGACATTATTTGACCCATAGATACACCAGCCTCAACCATCTCAGTTGTACCTGTTCTACGTAAGTCTGCCAATCGTAGCTCATTAGGCAACCCTGCAGAGCTAATTGCTTGTCTCCCTACCTTGGACACCCCATGAAGGCTATAAGGCTTGTATGCTCCTCTAATCGCCTTTGGCATGGGTGCAACATATTCTTGGAATCCGTAGTCATTCTTCTGTTGTACAAGCATTCCTAACAAGGATTCACTTATTGGCAGATGAACTGTAGCTCTACGTTTAGATTGTTCTAAGTGTAAAATGCCTTCATTAAAATCTATAAATTCAAACTTTAACAATCGCATATCTCCAATTCTTTGACACCATTCATAAGCCATTTGTACAATTAAACCTAAGTTACGTGTTTTAAAATTAGAGTATGCATAATCCAAGAATATTTTTACTTGCTCTCTTGTCCAAAGTATTTTTCTAGACTTGGGTGTCCTGCATTTAAAAGTAGAAAAAGGATTAGCTTGAACATATCCCATCTCCATTCCAAATGAGTACATTTTTCTTGATACAGAACAAATATGATTTGCCATAGATATGCCACGATTTAGCCATACTTCATATGCTTTCTTAGCTTTTGCACCAGTCATATTTTTTAAATATGTTCTTGACAAAGCTTTACCATCAACATTGGTGTCTAGCATATTTTTTATGAAGTATTGATAATCTTGTTTAGATTTTTCTGCTAACATATTGAAATCACTAGATATTAAATACTCTTGTGATAGTCCTAAAATTGTAGGATTGTTCTGTACAGACACTATCTCAGATTGTTGTTGCAAAAATGCATCAATCAATTTATTAAATTCATTGGCTTTCTTTTTTGCTATTGACAAATCTGAACCTAGGTTAGTACGTGTGACAATGCCCTCATCAATATATCTAGAAGATGGATTATACCTGTAAAAAACCATACCGTTTCCATATTTTTGCTCCTGTAAATATCTAGGAAATTTTTTCTTTTTCATAAATTATTTCTCCTATACAATGATTACTCATGTAAGATTTATTATTATAAACACAAACAACTTTGATGTTCAATTCTTTTTGCCTATCTGTTGTTTTACCAGAGGACAAACGAATAGTGCCATCTTTCTTTTGTGATATAATTGGTGTCTTTGCATCTAGTAGAGTTACCTCTCCTGTATGCTTGTTAAAGAGGATTATGTCGATTATCCCTGTACAAGAAACATTTTTAAAAACTTCATAACCCTCTTTTAAAAAATGGTGACATATCTTTAGTTCAGTTATGTCACCTGTTCTTTTTTCACTATGCATTAAGCTGCAACTAATGCTTTGAATTTAGGGTGAGAAAGCCACTTAGATACTTCGTGTTCTCTCTGCCACATTGATTCAGATGCAGTATCATTACCTGTATCTCTAAGTATGAAACCATTTCTTGCATCGGCATAGCTTGAGTAGTTAGTGAATGCACTGTACAAACTGAATACATTTCTACCTCTGACAGAAACTTCTTCAGAATATAAACTAGCCATCTTCTCAGCTTTCTTACTAGAAGGAATAATCTCTTTTAATAAGTCTATTACATTTACAAAGATTGGCATTGGTGTCTCTGCCCATTTTTGTAGGGTAGCAGATTGAGCATAGAAGTTTTGTCTAGCTTCTTTGAGTTCTTGGATGAACCTATCCATACAGAAATTAGATGTATTCTTCTTACGTATCTTGTCATGCTCACCACCAACTTGACCATTTGTACAGAAGCTATCTATCTGTCCAAAGTAAACTTGGTTAGAACAAGAACCATCTACTGCATGTAATCCAATTATTCTTTCATGCAAACTTGTTTGATGCTTGTCTGTAGTAATTAATGCTCTGACATTTGGTAAAGTAATATCAACCATTGCCCATGCATTGTTACGTGAAGAAAAAGATTTGACGATAGCACCTTCTAGTTCTTCAGAGGTTCTGTTGTCTTGTATAACTTCTCCAACTCCTTGAAAGAAACTTGGATGTGATGCACAATTAAAACTGTTACCGACAACACCGATATAGTCACCAGTATTTTCATTGATAACATACTTCTTTTTAGGAAACTTTGTAGGCTCAAAAGAAACCTGAAAGTCTAAGTGGTCTTCAACTTTAATTAGATTGTTAAAGTTATTGTCTTCTAATATACCATCTAAAGGCATAGCATTCTCCATTTATATTAAGTTATTGTTAATGTTATAAGGCTTATAAGATTTAAAGTCAACTGATATTTAGTTATACAGACACACTTACTCTGTACTGGTAACAGTTAATTTTTTAATCCTATAGTTTCTCCATCTATCTTGGTGGCTATGTTCACACCTAGGTAATTCTAAATTGAATACATCAGCAAGAAAATATTCTAAGCCACCAAGATTAATAACTTTATGATAAT